TTTAATTGACCAAGTTTTAGGTTCATTCTTTTCTCTAGAGTTAAAGAATCGCTGCTGAATGAAGTCTCCTTTATACCGGGGGAAGGATAGAAGAATAACTTTACCTACTTCTGGGAAACGAGACATAACAGATAATTTACTCATGTTATAAATAGCGGAAGCTGAGCCTTTAGATCTATTATCACCTTTGGTTTCAGCATCAGTTTTGAAAGCTGAGATTTCATCCAAAATAATTGACATTACTTCATAGCCTTCCCATCCTTCACTTTCTGAGTGACCAGAGAAACACCTTACTGGTCTACTAAAGAAAAAGATTTCAGATACTCTTGGCTCAAAGCCTACAGAGTTAAAATAAGGTGAACCTAGTAATAAGTTCTTTAATGGTTCAAAGAACACTCTCTGAGCTTGCTGAGCGTTTACAGCAAGGTTTAACAAGTCAATATAGACACCTCTAGCTTTACCGTAATAGTTCAGTGGGTCTCTAAGACAATGTAAGAGATAAACAGTGTAAGCCATTGATATTCTGGCACAGTGATCTTTTCCAGATCCTTTACCTAACATGCAAATTACTTCGTTATCTGTATAATCCTTATACCATTTAGTACCGGCTTCTTCTCCATACATCTTTATGAGTGTTGGAAGCTTTAAAATTTGTGTGGAATGGCGCACAATTTCTAGTTGAATTGGCGATAGACTAGGTAGACCAAGATATTTTTTATCTGTGACAAAGGTTTCTATAGAAACAGGAACTTCAACAAGTTCATCTTGTTTAAGTAATTTGTCAAAATCATCGTAATTAAGGTTGATACCGAGATAATCAGACATAAAAATCCTTGGGTAAAAGCGAAAAAACGAGTTCTGGTTGTGTTGACTTTTTGGATTTGTCAGGTAAACGCAAGAAAAGACCTCTCAAAATACGAGCCTTTTTAGGATTCATGAGATTCAACATCAATGACTTCCTCTTCTTTTGGCTCATCCATTATTTCAAATGCGATAGCAAGTTCTTTACGAACCTCTTCGGCTACTTCGGGGAATTTTGCAATAACATCCCGAAGGACTCTGGAGAGAATCTGATTAACATTCTCAGCCTTCTGCATTCTACCGATGTATTCAGCGTCAGAGTTATTACCGCCCATGAGCTTATGAAGCTGAGCTTTCTTTGTCGCAAGTTCTCCGGCAAGCTTGATAGCCTGAATTCTTGCTGCAACCATCCCGTGATCTGTTGCAATATTGATTGTCTCCCAAGCTTCCTTGCTTAGCTCATCAAACTCTTTAAGAGCTTTGATTGTATTAAACTGAACACGCTCTAAGAAGTAGGGGTCATCGTCAGCTTTTCTATTGAGAATTTTCTTGTATTCCTCAATGTAGCCTTTGACTTCGGCTGGCTTGATTGACATCAACGAGGCTATCTCATGGTTTGAGTAACCTTTGACATGCATCAACCCCGCATCTTCAACATCTTTAATCTTATCGAATAAAGTCTTTTCTTTTATTGGTTCAATATCTGACATAATCTGTCGTAATAGCCTTTCGCAACAGTATCCCAAGACCATCTGTCTTGATTGATAACTGCATTGTTATATGTGAAGTTAGAAACTTCATCATAATTATTAATTACATATAACATTTTATCACATAAATCATCGAAATTTGGCTCTGCCCATTCACCACACTCACCATAAATGCCGGACATCTTATTTGTTCCCCATTTGAAATCAAGAGGAATAGACATACTGGCGTACTCGGTGCAGGCTGTAGCGTTCGTGCAGATGGTTGGAATACCTTTTGCGATAGCTTGGAAAGGCAGCATTCCCCAACCCTCACCACTTGTGGGATAGATTAGGCAGTCTGCACGATCATAAATTGAAGCCAGTTCCTTAATTGAAACATCATCTTCAATGATTTCAATATTCGGATGGTTACTGATTGCAGAAGGTTCTCCTCTGTCGCTCCAGAGTCGTGCATCAGGAGAGTCCACACTCTTATAAAGAAGCTTGTATCTATCATCTTTCCCAAAGAGCTTTACAAAAGCATCAACGGCGAGCTGACTATTCTTTCTGGTAGAAGGAGAGCCAATGCTAAGGAAGGTGAACGGTTGGGATTTTAGTTCCCTTTTGACCGGGAAGAAATATCTTGAATCAACCCCGAGACTAAACTTGTGAGTAGGAACCTTGACTCCGGAATCTATGAAAACATTCTTAGCCCACGATGATGTTGTCCAGATTTCATCCATCATATTCATACGCCTTACCCAATCTTCAGGCAAGCGTGTTGTTTCCCAATATGAAAAACCAACATTGTATCCACTACACATCGTGTAATCAAGAGGGAGGCGATTGTTAATTAAAACATCGCAACCAACATCGTCATAACATTCTGATTGATACTGAATACCAATACCAACCTCTGCCAAAGGCTTGAGGTCTGAGGGCATAATACAATCACGATCTATCTCTACGCCCATCAGGATTAAACGGTTGTAGATTTCATCCTCTGCAACCTTGTAACCTTCATTACGAACTTGGGCGAGGCTTGTGCCATTCCATACGAGTTCCATTACTTTTTAAGCTTCTGGATCAAACGCAAGTTGCTTACCACCTTCACCAGCAGCAGCTTCTAATTCCTCAACAGAATATCCATGTTGTTTTGTAAATTCAACACGATAGTTATACCAACCCGATGTTCCAACCCAGAATCTAGGGTCTGTAACCTTGGCTAGTTCTGTAAGTTCATCCGGTTGAAGCAAGAAGCTTAGAACACCGAGAGGCATATACAAGGTCATATCATAGTTCTCATGCTTATCTGATGCATACTCCCTAATGATGTCTTGAAACTCTTTAACAATCTTTTGGACAGGCTTGCCCGCATAGAAATCAATGTTCCCATAAGCATTTCTCTCTCGTGGACAGAAATCATCAACAGGGGTGATGGTTCCGAAAGAACGGCATACGAAAGGTCTAAAGCCGTACACTGTGCAACCGCCCTTGTAGAAAGCGCAATGCTTTTCTGATTCTCCACCAGATTTCCATGTTTCATCATACATTGCTTGCTTGAGAGAGTTCACAACATCATCCATCCACTCTTTAGCAGCGTCTTCACCCTTGTCTTCAAGAGTTAGGTAGTATTGCTGAGTAAGATTGTAAGCAATATTTGCACATTCAAACATTGGGATGACAAGACCAATCTTGCAACACTTTCCTGAACCAAGACACTTTGATGGTGTTTGATTTTGTTTAGCCTCAATAATTCGGATTTGGTTATAGATCATATCCAATCTAGCAAAATTGACAATATCTTTAATAGTGACGCTTCTTTTCATCGCCCCATACCTTTCTTTCTAAGCTTGTTAGCTTTTTGTTGTTCTCTTCTTCTTTTCTCAACTTGCTCTTGCAAAGGAGATTTTGGTCTCCGTAATGTTGTTGAAGAAAGATTGCGACCTTTACCTCTAAATCTGAGGAGATCGTATTTTTTGCACCAGTTATAAACTGCTTGCGGTGTTACTTCGATATTGTAAGATTGCTTCAAAACCTTGCAGATATCTGTTAAGTTCATTCGTTTCTGGACATAATGCTCGTACAACCAAGCCTTATCTTTATAAACATCAGTCATCCGGATTAACCACTTTCCAATACCAAATAGCTATTCCAACAGCGTCAACAATGTCATCGTCACCGAGGTCAAGGTCGTCATCATTGAAATATTCCTCAATTATAACACGGACTCTGCGTTTTCTCTCTTCTTTCTTTTTAAGTTCAATATTCTTTTTCTGCCCGTTTTCTTTTAAGGCATCTTTATCTTTACCTGTTAGATTTTTATATCCGACACCACTTCTCCACACGAGAGGACTGACATCCATCACTCTTTTACAGGTGAAGGATGCCATACCCCAAGTGAAACCGATAATGTAAGAAAGCAGACGACTTGTCTGAAAGTTCTGAATATAAACAGACTGCTCAATGACGCAAACATCTGGCTTATACAAATCGCAGATACTTGTAATCCCAAATTTAATTTGACTGAATTTGTCTTCAATCGTAGAGTTCTTCATGAAAGAAAGCTTGTCTGATTTAACGATAATTAATTCACCGTCAATTCTTTGCATGATGCACCAAGCTAATGAATGAGAAGCCGGATCAATCGCCAATACGGTATTGACCTTCTCCTTCTTTAGATAATTGAGACTCATTGCTTTTGATCCTTACGAATCTTTTCTTCATCCCAACCCCACGAAACTAATCTTTGAACATATCTTTCTTCTTTACAAGCTTCACATATGTCTTCTTTATTATAAGAGGATAGTATCGTTGTGCAGTTTTTTGATTTACAAATTCTTTTCTTGTGTTTGTTAGCTTTTTTTGTATGATAAGATTCCAATAATTTCTTATTGGTTATAATCTTTCTACATTCTGGACTGCAATAAGTAGCGTTGTAAACCTTCGCTACAAATAACTTCTTGCAATCACCGTTGGAGCAAACTCTTTTCTCTTCGTTGAACATCTTTTTTCATAGCAATACCTAGAAAGGTTCCTCAACCTCTGTAGTTTTGCTAAATTCTCCTTCGCCCCAGCACATAGAAGCAAGGTCACACTGAGCGCATTTCGCTGATGACCTTTTATACGGTTGCTGAGGTAGCTCCCCCTCAAGGAAGTTAGTATAAATTTTATTATACTTCTTAAACAGTTTATCAATAAAAACATCGTCACGCTCTATAAAGATGGGTAATATCTCCTGATTATTCTTATTTTCATAAATAACATAACCACTTGGAAGGTCTAAACACCTCATATAGATTTGAGCCTGACGATAATGATCATCTTTTGGTTTATTATGGAACTGACGATATTGGAAACCCTCGGCACTGATTGACTTCAATTCAATCAATTTGTGACCGTACCAGTCAATGATTCCATCCGCTGTGCCCTCAATAGGAGGGTCTGAGTGCTTCACCGGAATCTCCTCTGCCACAAGGATACCCATCTCACGCAAATAGCCATACAAGCGCTCGTGGACAGCGTGTCCGTTATCAAAGATACGGTAGGTCTGTGATCTAAAGGAAGGTGTAACCTCTTGACCCTCAAACAAGTAATGCCAATACCTAGCACACTGATTTGTGTAGCTTGGGTGGAAACCACCTACCTTTTTAAATTCCGGTTTGTTCCTCAGAGAAAGATGGTCATCAATAGCATCATTAAGAAGCTTCTCAACCAAATCTTCCTTATTAACTGGTTCTTTGGGATTCTTTAGTTGTTGTAATGCTTTTAACATTTATGCTCCTTTTGCAGCAATTTTTAACGCATTGATGTTTTCTAATAACGCTTCGTACATTGTTTTCCAAATATCATTAACAAATTTATCTTGTTCGGACATAATACTGGATCTTCTTTTGAATGCCTGTGATTTAACAATCATCATTGTTCTATAACCAGAAAGTACATTTAAATACTTAATAGCTTGCATCCCTACATAATTCTGAGGGTTCTCAATAATGTCTTGAACAATCCTCATACATTCAATAAATTCTTTTCCTTTATCACCCATCTGCTCAGCGAGCCAATCCGGGTCTACCATGATGTCAGCCATTTTCTATTCTCCTATTCATCCCATGTTCTTCCTTTAACTAATCGTGGAATATCTTTACAGATTCCACATTTTCCCCATGTCCCGTTACCCCAGTGTGTTTTCCACTCACGGCAACATTCAATGACGATCTCTGGTCCATACTTCTGAACCAATCTTTTTCTTTCATCATTCAATGTCATAATGATATCTGTTGTCATCAGATGTTTTCCACTTGTTTGCGTCTTCAACATCCCATTTTCTAGTGTTGACAAATCTCTCAATAAGAGTTCCCGTCTTGGTCGTAAAAGAGGGGTCAAACAATCTAACTCTATTGTTTGGTTGTATAGCATAGTTTCCGTCATCTCTAAGCATGACATGACCACACTTGTGTTGACCCGGATTTGTACTAAACCCAAGATTTATAGTGTTATCATCCGGAGCATGCCAATCAAGCGTGAACAGATATTTTGTGTTTACAAACTCTCCAGAGCGAGCAACATAAGTCATTCTCATATTCCTCATCGCTTGAAATTCAGTAACAGCTATGTGAGGACTGAAGGAGTTCCAGAGAACAAGTTCGTGAATATCAACTTCAGGGACACCCGGTCTTTCACAGAAGGCATTGATAGGCATTCTCCACCAAACCCCTCCATCCTCCATTAAGAAGTGAAACAGAGGACTTCTCCCTTGAATACTTGTTACTCCGAAAATCATGCAGGGGAAGTATTTATCATGAGAGTCCAACTGGTCTCTTAAGAAGTTACCTCTTACATAACATTCAATCATTGGTATATTAGCATTAAGCTCTGGCATTTTATTTTTTTATCTTTCTATTATTCATAACTACTATCTTGAATTAATTCTTTAAACACATGCCATTCAATGATGGCAACCTTCACATCTGAGTCCTCTCCTAGGACAACAGATAGACACGGGTGTTTGTATGTTGATTTCCAAGCATCTTTTCTTAGCTTAATCCATCCATCTCTCGTGAGAGTGAATGTCTTGCCAT